TCATTAAGAATTAATTGATCATCATAGGCAAAGTCAAGATTTGTATATGTAAGGCTGCCAGGAGCAGTACTATCTGTATAAAATCTTGGAGTAACATCTGCTAATTCAGATACCGTTTCACGATCAAAAAAGACTGCTTGTCCAGATCTTTGCATAAAGAAAGCACCAAACTCTGATTGTTCAATAGTTTGAATTGCTTGTAACAATGATCTTTGTCCACCAGGATCTGCCATCATTGTAGAAAGTCCAGGATCTATTGATCTCATTGAGCCTGGGAAGTCTGAAAAATCAAGCAAAGAGTTTACTCTTGCTCCAGATAACTGACCTGCTGGGCATCCAGGAACAGGAGTTTCTCCAGTAGAAACATTGTTTAAAAGACGGAATCCATCAACACATTGCAATGTAACTGTAGAAGTCTCATTTGTTCCTTGATAAAAGGAAGTGTCGTATGAAGTAATATATCCTGCAAATAGGTTAACTTCAACAAAATCTCCATCAGATGGAGTAATTGCATAGATTCTTATCTTACGCAATGGTAATAATTTTGTAAAGTATGGACCACTTGCATTAAATGGGTTAAAGTCTGAATTAGGATCATTTAACACTACCGTCGCAGTTCCAGCCTCAAAATTAGCAAGGATACGGTTACGGCCTCTACGAGTAGAACATCTTAATACTTGATCAGAAATATCAACAACATCTGCAGGTGCATCTCCTAATGTATTAATATCCAATAATCCATATGTTCCGCTATCAAGAAGCAAAGGATAGGAAAATGATGGACCATTTGCAAAGTCAATTTCTACTTTAAGTGTAGGCAAACTCATTTTATATCGCCTCTAATGTTATGCTTTGACCGTTATATTGACCACGCAATAGTCCTGTTCTGATACTTTGAACGAGGTCTTGTTCTGATGTTACAGAGCCTTGTACTGTTACATTCACAACTGGTGCAGCCATTAAGTTACCACCAGAAATACCTGCTCCTGTAGCAACTGTTCCACTTGCAAGACCACTCTGAAGTCCTCTAAATCTAAACTTTTCATCGTAGTCCATTTGTGCTGCTGCTGCTTGGGATGCTGCTAAATCTTGTGCTTCCTTAGCCTTAAATGCTGCCAATGATGATGCTTGCTTTGCTGCAGCCTGTGCTGCTTCTGCTGCTCTTAATTGTGCTGCTATAGATGCTGCTCCAATGGCTCCAGATTCTTGTGATGCAAGTGCACTTGGAGTAACTCCTGCTGCTGCAATTGCTGCTGCGTTCATATCTCCTGCTGCCTTAGCCTTTGCATACGCTGCTGCTGCGGCATTTGATGCTGCTGTTGCTGCTGAGTCTGTTTTTCCACCAAGACCACCATCGCTCTTTGGAGGAATAACGACTACAGGAGGAACTCCTGTTGGACCTGATGGACTTGTAACAACAACTCCACTACCAGCCTTTAGAAGGTCAAGATATCTTTGTAGGGCTGCTGTAGCGTTTAGCCATCCAATTTCTGCTGCTCTGGCAGGATCAATCAGGGTACCTGAATAAGAAACAGGAGAACCAATCTTCTTAATATAGTCAACGACTTGATCAGTAGTTAGTTTCCACTTATCCTGAATTTTAACAATTTCAGCATCAGTTAACTTACCGTCATTTACTACGCCAACAAAGTCAGCGTACATGCGTACTTGTTCTTCAGTTAACTTCCACTTAGACTTAAGTTTCTCAATTTCAGCATCACTTAGGATACCGTCATTTAGATACTGATAGAAATCTAAATATTGTGCTGCCTGGGCTTGTGTGCTACCCCACTTTTGAGCAAGATTAATAATCTCATCATCTGTGATAGTTGCATCTTCAACAGCAAACAATGTTGTCAAATATGCTTCTACTGCCTCTACAGGAACTCCCCACATTTTAGCAAGGATAGTGATTTCCTTTGTATCAATCTTCTGATCAGCAAGTGCAGTAAGAATATCTTGATATCTCTTAGCCAAATCATTTCTAACAGCCAAAGAAAGAATTTCTTCTTTCATTCTTGCCAAGCGTTCTTTATCAAGAGTATTTATAACTTTTTGTCTATCAGCAAGAGCAATGGCTGCATTTATTTGAACCATCTTCTCATCTTCAGAAGACAATAGTTTTACTCCTGCTCGTTTTGCCAATGTTTCATTTAATTTGGCATAATCTGCTTCAAACTTGGCTCTCTTCTTATCTTCTATCGCTTGCTTGGCTTTAATTGCTGCAAGTCTTTTTTCTTCAGCAATCTGCTCTTTAGTTTTAGCAACTACAGTGGCCTGAGTTTTTCTATACTTGTTAAGAGCATCATCCATGGACTCAGTTGCTTGTCCAGCCTTCCACATTGAATACTCTGCTGCTCTTGCTTGCTCATCAAGAGTTATTTTCTTTCCACCTGTAAGTTTAGCAACTACTCCAACTATAGCAGTAGCAGCAAGAAGCAGTCTACCCCATGGAGTTCTGAGTAGCCATACTGATAGCATCTTTAACTTATTTCCTATTAAGACAAGTGCTGCTGACAGTTTATTTCCTGCTGTAGCAGATGCAAGCAAAGCAACTTTCATCTTATGGAATTGGCTAATAATAAATACGCTTGGAGTAGAACTTAAAAGAGCACCCTTCATTCTGTAGTAAACTCTTAATAGTTTTTCTCCACTTGAAGCATCGCTTAGAAGGATCTCAGCAAATTTCTTGTTAGACAGAGTTGCTTTTTCAACTAAGTCTTTATTCATCTTGGCTCTAACTGTTAAAATACCAAGACCTGTTGCAGCGATTCCTCCAACAACAGACAATGCCTTAATAGCAACTGCTAACTGAATCCATCCACCAATACCAATTGGAAGAAGTTCATTAACTCCCTCAATAACCTTATAGATATTTTGAAACGCTACAGCAATTTCTTTGATATTTCCAACGGCAGACTCAAGAGCACTTGCCAATCTATCTTGATTTAGATATAAGAAATATTCAAGTTGAGGAATAACTGTACTCTTAAGATACTCTGCTAATTGAATAAATGCAGGCAGTAGGGCTACGCCTAATTTTTCTTTTAATTCATCAAAGGCAATTGAAAGGCTGGTAATTGGATCTTGCTTTGCCATCTCTTGTGCAGCACCCTTATATGTGCTTGATAGATATACAAGTGCCTTACCTAAATCTTTATTCTTAATAATAGATGAATCTATTGTAGGTACTAATTTCTTTAATGCCGCAAAATTACCCTGGCTTGCTTTGGTAATTGCGTCTGTGACTGCGGATAAATCTTTTCCTGTGCCTGCTGCAACATCTAATGCAACACCTTGAACAAGCATGGCATCGCTTGTATTTCCAATGGCTATAGCCAATTTACCAAAACTTGCTCTTAATTCTGTGTCTTGGACATTTGTTAAAGCCTGTTGCTTTTCAATATATGCTTCAACAGCAGCAATATTAGCATCAGTTGCACCAAGAGTATTTCTTAAGTTGTTGGCAAGCATGGCCTGCGATTTTGCATCTTCTACTGCTGCTTTAACAGCATCTTTACCTAATTTGATTGCAAACGCAGCAGTGGCTGCTGTAGCAACAGCAAAAACCTTAGTAATCTTTTTTGCTGCAACATCAAAGTCTTTTCCAAGTTTAGCAATGTCTTTTCTTGCTGCTTTGGAGCCTTTGTCCGTATACTGAGAAACGATTGACGCTACTACTGCACCTACTGCCATGTCTTAATCCTTCCTCGTATTTAAATTCTTTTGTAATGTTGCTTTAGCCTTTTCCAAGGCAGTGTAGATATTCTGAGCAATCTTTGATCTGTTTTTATCTACTACATTCCAGACCAAGCGAGATGGCATAAACGGAGAGTCATCTCTACTTAAATTTGATATAAACATATTCTTGCCTGATGTTTTGTTGGCTCTACCTGCCAATTCATAAATAACACCTGCAGCAGATCTATTCTTTAATGCACCAGCATTAGTAGTATAGTCTTTTCTTACCTTACCCTGAGCCTTTGTGGATGAGATTCCTGCTCTAATAACGCTTTGATCCCATGCAGGCCATCCTGCACCACCACGGCTTCTTGGATTGCGAGGAGGCTGAGTAGCCCATCCACTTAGTGGTGGTTCAGCCTTAACAGATGCTTGTGCTTCTTTTTTAGCACTGCTCAGTTCAGAGTTAATAACTTTATTAAACTCTTTAACTGCCTGTTTGTCAAAGGCTTCTAATGCACTTAGTGTCTCTTTGATACCAGTTAACACAAATGCATTGCTACTCATTGCCTACTCGCATTCTTGGATTTCTCCTTGAGATAAATAACTATTGCTTCAAGTATACCGTCAGGTGCTTCAAGCAAATCAACTGGAGATAAGCCAGTCTCCACAGAAACCATTGCTACCGTATAGGTTAGGCTGTCTCTGTGGATTCTGAATTTGGGTCTGTCTCTAATTCCACACTGTCAAGTGTGTCAAGAAAAGACTCTCCAAAAGGCTTTACTACCTTACCAGCATCCTTCATCGCTGCCCAAGCCAGGAAGTAGATATGCTCCAACTTCTGATCTTCAGTTAGCAACTTAGCAAAACCCTTGTTATATTTGTTTTCAAATGCAACGAGAGTCTTTGGACGAAGAGCATATGTGCCTTCATTTCCGTCACTGGTTTTTACTTTGATACTTAGTCCATCCATTTTAATTTCCCCTTCAAGGTTATTAATTTAAACTAAGGAGTAGTGTCCTTAGTGATTGCTCCAGAAATTGGCCAGTTTACAGATATTGTACTTAATTGACCTACTGCCGCATTTAGCGGAGTCCATTCAGTTATCAATGCCTCAAACTGGTATTCTGGATTAGTTTGTGATTTAGGTGCGTTTAACGGCCTAACCACACAAGATACTTTTGTTCCTACACGACTTACAGTAGTCCCATTTCCATTGAAAAACTCTTCAAGAGAATTATCTGCAAAGTCCTGGTAGAAATCAAAAGATACTGAGTTAGTTCCAACTCCTGCTATGACTTCCTTATAGATTTGACCATCTTTTACAGGAGTCACATCAAGAACATCATGAACAGTAGAAAGCGTTATGCTTGAAATGAGGTCGCTAAAGTCATTAGTACCCTCAAAAATAACATACGCATTAGTTAGAACTATTTTAGCCATTTGTTATTAGACTGTCTTTGTAATCATGCCAGAAATTGGCCATGTAACAGATGCTGTTGCTAATTCGCCTACAGCACCGTTTAGTGGTGTCCACTCTGAAACCAAAGCCTGGAATGTGTATGCAGGATTGGTTGGTCCTTGTGTTGCTGAAGTTTCTGGTTGAACTTCAATAGTTGTAAGTTCTCCTAAGAGTGGGTAAATTGTTTGCTCTACTGGAGTGTTTCCTGCGCCAGCAGATGCAAAGTCTTGGTGGAATTCAAGAGTAACTGAGTTATCAGCCAATCCTGCAATTCTTGTCTTTGCTGCGTCTGGAACATTTCCTCCAGCGAATGCAGTGGTTTCCAATACATCATAAGTTGATGAAAGTGTTACTGACGCAACATGATTTGACAGGTCTACGCCTCCAACCACTACTTGTACATTTGTTAGGACTATACGAGCCATTGTTATTTATCTCCTTGTTCATTATCTAAATTAAAAACAGGGAATGTTTCCACTTCCTGCTCTACTGCTTGTACTTCTTTTACTGCTTTTGGTGCACTTGTTGATTCTTTGATATTGCCTGAAGCAAGAAGATGTTCAACACTTCCTCCTGCACCAAGTATATCATCTGTAGTAAGTTTTTCCCCATTTAATTTACCACAAACTTTGGCACCTGATACTACATATTGCATTGTTTTCTCCTTAGCCCCATATTGTGAGGTTATAGCGATATGATAAGAAAGATTGATCTCCAGAATTATAAGTGCCACTTTCAGCAGTTATAACTCTAAGAGTGTCAACAAGGCCACCTAATGATCTGTCTGACTCTAAAGCAGTTTTGATTGAACCATTACCACTTCCAGCCAGGAAATTATCAAGTTTGTCTTGTC